AGGTCACGGAGGCCCGGCCTATCTGCTGGCGCTCCGCTCCGGAGGCGTCCCGCCAGCGGTAGCGCAGCAGAACGGAGTTATACCAGGGTTCCCGGTCCACCGTGGTCCTCGTTTTGGTCAATGTGCCGCGGGCTCCGGTCTCCAGAATGTAGTCCGGGTCCGCCGCGATTTCCGGGCGGCGACGTATCCGCCAGCGCCGCTTTTCGTCGCAGTAAACCCAGAGTCCGGTCCTAGCCGCAGCGTCGGCCATGACCGACCAGTGATCCGTCCCAATGTCGTAATCCATATCCGCCAGCGCCGCGGCCCCGTAGAGGGCCCCCACGGAGGAGGAGACTTCCGCGGGCTCCGGATGGACGGAATAGGCGGCCAGCCACTGCACCATTTCCGCTATCCCGTTGCGCGGGGGCAGGACCCCGGGCCACATCTTGAGATAGTCCTGGGCGCGGGCCTCGTCGGAGGCCGCGTCCTGGGTCAGGTCATTGGCGGGCCGCTCGGTGGACCGGCCCCGATAGTGCAGGTCCGCCAGCGGGTAGATGTAGGGCTTGCCGCCGGGGTAGATGTATCCGGCCTCAATCTCCACTCGGCACCCCTTCCGCGGGTCCATGGCATCCAGGGAGGCAGCGGAGAGGGGAACCTTGGTAGAAAACTTGGCCTGGATGGACGGGGACCAGTCCTCAGAGAACTTGACGGAAAGGCGGTCCACGTCCAGGGGAATCTCCGGGCCGCCCAGGGGCTTGGCCGTGACCCGGGCCGTGTGCCGCATGTCCCGCTCCAGGCGGGAGACGATGTCCGCGGGGTAAGGTCCGGTCATATCCGTTCATCCACCTTGAGCTGGTCGAAGGTGAGGTAACGGGAGGTGACGGTCTCGAAGGTATCCGCGGACGTCTTGAGGTCCGCGAAAGTCCATCCTTCCCGGGTGACCAGGTCACCGCCGGGCCAGGCGACCTCCGTGTAATCCGCGGAGTACAGCCAGGAGCCATCCACGTATTCCACCCCGTCCCTGGTTACGGTGAAATACATGTCCAGGCCGCGGTGTTCGGCCTGGCGCAGGAGCATGATTTCCCCCTTGCCCGCCAGCCGGTACAGGCGGGACGCGGCCGTGTGATCGGAACAGTAAACCTCCAGGCGTCCGGCCCGGGTCCTCATCTTCCCCAGCGTCACCAGCGGATCAACTCTATTGATGGGGTAGTGCAGGGTTGAGAGGGAGTCCCGGGCAGCGTCATAGCCGGTCACGGAGTCAACCTGGACCGACTGGGCGGCCAGCAGCGGCAGGGACAGCCAGGGCATAGACGCGGCCAGTTCAGTGGTGGCCGTGGCTCCCCGCGCTCCGTCGTCGACGTCGTAGCGCACGGGGCCCACCAGGGCCGCCTCCCGGTCCTCCACCGTCAGCAGTCCGGAGGAGGGGAGCATGCGCGCCGGGACTCGGAGCATGGCCGGGCCGTTGACGTCGGTGCGGACAATTCGGCGCACAGGGGAACTGGGCTGGATGGTGAGCGCGATATGGGCGGAGGAGCGGAACGGAATGGCGGTTATGACGGTCACGGTGCAACTCCTACTCCGGGGCGGGCTACCTGGTCGATGTACATGGTCCGGGGGGAGATGAGGCGGTTGACCTCCGCGGCGAACGCCTGGGCGTTGGCGATAGTGAGGTTGATGGGGACGTCCCGGCCCTTGATGCCGTCTATGGCGTTCTGGACCTGCGCCGCGCCGGTCTCCTTGACGGCCACCGTGGCCTCCTGGTCCGTGGCGGCTTCCTCCACGGCCGCGGCCACACCGGAGGCCCCGGTCTCGGTGACGGTGACCGCGGCGTCCTGGTCCGCGGCCGCGCCTTCCACGGCGGCCTTGGCTTCCTCCGTGCCGTGGGCCTGGACCTGGGTGGAGACGTTTTCCGGTATCAACCCGTAGGAAGTGGCCAGCGCTTCGGCCTCCCC